ATAAGATATGAAACCTATAACAAGCAGAATTAAAAGATCCCCGCTTTTTTCTTACGGAGAATCTCCAGCAAAACAAACAGCTAAAGGTGGCTCAACAACTAAAGGCGACGATAAAGAAATTATAGAAACTAAAAAAAGGCTTAGCTATGATGAAGCGTGGGACCAAAACGTAGAAGGTGTAAAAGACAAATATAAGGACAAAGCATCTTATATCGCCGATAGAGAAAAAAAGCGTAAAAAGGATCCGAAGGCTTTTGAAGAAAACATGGCTGCTACCACCGGTGTTTCTGGCGGCCCGGGTACTGTTGAAACAAAGAAAACAGTTGAGGGCGATAAAAAAGATATTGAGTTCGATGTTATGGAAATGCAGCGTGAAGGTACAATGCTAGAGCCTTGGGAAGCTGCGAGACAGGCGCGAACACAAAAGTCCGCAAGCCGTAGGCGTGGATCCGCTAGGAGAAGAATGGGTAAATATGGATCATTTACAACGGATGAATCTGGAAAAGAAGTTTTTAAAGCTAATCCTAATTTAAGCGAAAAAGAAAAAAGAAGATTACAAAAAGCGCAAGATAGCTACGAAGTGCAGTCCAATATAATTACTAATGTAAAAAAAGGTACCAAGCAAGGCGTTAAAGCTAATCAGAAATTTGAAAGAGGTCAACGGAAAGTTCCATTAGGAAAAAGAACAGAGGATCAACAAAAAGCACAAGCAGAGCGTACTGCAAGAATTGAATCAAATAGAGCAGGGGATGAGCTCACAGGGAAAAGCTCAGGCCAAGCAGGTGGGGCAATTGACGTAGGCGCTGTTAATCCTTTTGCTGGTTTTGGAAACATAAGTACACCACCGTTAGTTACTCCAACTGTAAATTATATGGATTTATTAACATCCCCTGCGAATATGAACAAAAAGGGATATAAACAAAAAGCTAAAAGCCCAGCCACGAAAACATTAAAGGGTGCGCAAAATACATTACCACAACATCTTCAAGACGCCATTAAAGCGGCACCAGGTAAGATGAAGTCTCCAATGAAAAAAGGATATTTTAAAGGAATGTAATTATGGCTTATATACAAAATAACTCCCCGTTTAAAAAGAAAGGCGATGCGCCTTCTCGCAAAAAATCCAAAGGATATTATAACGAAGCAAAGCCGTCCGGAACAGGAGCGGCAGCCGGGGGTGGTATGTCTGAAAAAGGAACAGCAAAATATAGAAGAGATAATCCGGGAAGTAAGCTGCAAACAGCAGTAACAACTGAACCGTCTAAATTAAAACCAGGTAGCAAAGCAGCTAAACGAAGAAAATCATTTTGTGCTAGATCTAAAGGCTGGAAATCCGAAAGAGGTAGAGCTGCTAGACGCCGATGGAATTGTTAATATTATGGAATCAAAAGGACTTGGCGATACAATAGAAAAATTTACTACAGCAACTGGAATTAAAAAGTTAGCAGACAAAATACCTGGTGGGTGTGGTTGCCAAAAAAGAAAAAACGCATTAAATAAACTAGTACCATACAAAAATAAATAATCATGGCATACGATAAAAGCTCCAGCGGATGTACACCAATTACCGCTAAAATTAAAAGAACAACGAAAGGTGGCGTTGTGCAGCCCTTGTTAAATATGGGTGCACCCGTAAAAATGAAAGCGTCCTCGCCGGCTAAAAACACAACCGCTAGGCAAAAGGCAAACGAGTCAAGAATAAAAGCCAGAAAATCATCTGAAGCAGCAAAAGCAGCTGCAAATGAAGCTAAGGAACTAAAAAAAGCCAAAGAGCTTTCTTCTAAAGAATTTATTACAAATAAAAGAGGCCGTAAAGTTAAAAATCCAAAATATCAAACCCAAACGATACAGCCCGTCAAAGGGACTAGTGGAAATAAAACTGGATCAACAAAAGCAAATAGAGAATTAAAAGATGTGTTGGAGCGCAAAGGAATTGACGTAAGCTCATATAAAGGTGACACTCGCGGTAAAATGAAAAAAGGCACATATAGATATGCAAAAGCCTCACAGCCTAAATTAGATAGTATTATTTCAAAAAGAAATAAAGCTACTAAAGGGTCTGCTGAATACAATCGTTACCAAAACCAAATTAATAAAGCATACGGCGTTGGACCAACAAATAGAAGTACTACAGAAAAAACAACTTCTACTATTAAGCCTAAAGTTACAATTGAATCTAAAAAACCTACTGCCGATGTGCTCACTACACCGAAAGCTTCAAAAATAACAAACGAAAAGGCAGCTAAAAGATCCGCGCGAAAAACATCCAGAGCACAAAAAACTAGAGAAAAAGGTATTGAAGCTCTTGAAAGCGGCAATACAGCAAAAGCTCGTAGATTATATAAGCGTGAACAACGTATAAAGAAAAGAGCAGCCAAACAAGCAGACAAAGCTATTGAGCCTAAAAAGCCATCAGCCGCTAAGCAAACAGCTAAGCAGCAACAGCAAAAAGAAAAAAGAGAAAAAGCGCTAGCTAAAGCAAAATTTATAAAAAAAGCAGAAAAAAAAGGCAATCTTAAAGAGCTTAAGAAAAATCCGCCTAAAGTAAAACGCGTATATAAATAATGAAAAAAATTCTTCAATTTATAACCGGAGGCCTCATCAAAGATATAGGTAAAGTAATAGATGACCTAGTAACTACTGATGAAGAAAGACTTGCGGCTAAACTAAAAGTTGAAGAGCTGTTAGAGCAAGCGGACAAAGATGCTCAAGATCAGGTGACTGCAAGGTGGGAGTCTGATATGAAATCCGATTCCTTTTTGTCTAAGAATATAAGGCCAATGGTACTTATATATCTTACTTTTATATTTTCTATATTAGCATTTTTTGATGGGAATATAGGTGAATTTAAAATAGCAGAAGATTATATACCAATTTTTCAATCCTTATTAATAACAGTATATGGCGCTTACTTTGTTGGGCGCACTTGGGAAAAGGGAAAATCAATAACAAATAAAAATAAATAACAAAAAAAAATAATTATGGGTTCATATAGTAATCAACCAGATTTTGGATCAATTGCTTTCCCTGTTGTAGTAGGCACTACAGATGTTAGAAATTCAGCACTATATTTAGGTGTTGGGGGGAGCATCGAAGTTACGTTAATAGGGTCAGTAGACACACCTGTGGTATTTAAGAATATACCTAATGGCAGCTTTTTACCGTGCATAGTAGAGACTATAATAGCGGGGGGAAATACTACTGCAACAGATATTGTAGCTATTAAGTAATGAATTGGGATCTTATAAGAAACAGAGTCTGGTGGCCACAAGAGCCGGGCGGCTTTTTACCACCACCACCGTCATGCCCTGATAAAGTTTTTGTTCTTCAAGTTTGTAATGAGAATTCGGAAAGGGATGATAATTTTGATTTGTACTTAAACAATCAATATATCGGAGCTCTTGATTTAGATCAGCAAGCTCAAGTAGGCTCTATTTTTATTGGAAGTACAGACACTAACAAAGTTATAACACAGCCAGATTTCATTTGTCCTTTGACTAACATGGTGGTTTATTATTTTAATCCACTTATTTTAACAACAGGGTTAAACACTATATTTATGGATAATACCCGAGATAATGGAAATGGCAATGCCGGAACAATTCAAATGAGAAATTACGAAATAGATCCAAATAACCCTAATGGTCTTATAAACCCATGCGTGGTGTCTGATCAAACCTTCGGCCCAAGCTCTGGAGAAGATTGGAATGCGGAATTTGACTACACAGAATGTTGCCCAGAATAAAATAAATTTTTATGATTGATAAATCCAAATTACAAGAAGATTCTCATATAAATATAGATTTTAACCAAAGCCCAATTAGCATTAAAAAAACAAAAGATGGTAAATGGATGCTTTTGGTAGGGTGTACTCAGTATGCGACTAAGCTTAATACCTGGGAAGAAGTTATATTACAACTTTCGTCTCTTTTTTTAGATCCAGAAAAGTTTTATATAGAAAACAAAATAGAATTGGGCAATAGAAAATTAAAAGAAGTTGATTTACACGTAATTACTAAACATATAGAGGATCAACTAAATAACGATCAATAACTTAATAATAATAATCAAATTAAATACAATGAGTAAAAAAGTAGAAGATCAAGAATTAGCCAGTTTGAAAGAGAAAGTAAGTTCTATAAATAGCTTACAATTACAAATTGGAGGAGTAGAAGCGCAAAAGCACGAATTATTACACAATATATCTGCGGCTACATTAGAGCTAGCTAAATTCCAAAAAGAACTAGAAGATAAATACGGGCAAGTGTCTGTTAATATTTCAACCGGAGAGATTGTTGAAAATGAGCTTAGTAAGGAAGATTAGTATAGGCAAAGATTATAAGAATGACGCCATGCACTATTCTGTTGGACAGGAAGTGTATGGTGGTCATACTATAGTTAATATTATAGACGAGGAAGATAAGTACTCGATATATATAAAAAAGAATGACGAGATATTGCCCTGGAAAGAATTTAATAAAAATATGGCAATTGCGGTAGAGTTTGATTTAGAGTATTAATGGAAAGTCTGCATGATTTTATTGTTAAGCCAAAAGCAGGAAGAAACAATAATAAAAAAGTAATTGACGGTAAAACTTTAATATTAAATACTGATTTGCAAGATCATAATTTTGTTAGCAGGATTGGCATAGTTATGGCTACTCCTATAAAAGATACAAGCGGTATCGAAGTAGGCGACGAAGTAATCGTGCATCACAACGTATTTAGAAGATATAGAGACATAAGGGGCGTTGAAAAAAATAGCCGCAGCTATTACAAAGAAGATATGTTTTTTGTAGGACCTGATCAAATATATGCTTATAAAAGAGTACTTAAGTGGAACGCTTGCGAAGGGTTTAATTTTGTTAAACCAATAAAAGAAAACAAAATGTTTTCAATAAACTTTGAAAAACCTACAATAGGTGTTTTAAAAGTAAAAGATTCAGCGCTAAAAGATTTAAATATTGGCGACCTTGTTGGCTTTAGGCCTGGTATGGAGTATGAGTTTATAATAGGAAACGAAAAACTCTATAGAATACCAACCAATCAAATTACAATTAAATATGAATATCAAGGAAACGAAGAGGAGTATAATCCAAGCTGGGCAACGAGCAGTTGAGGAATTAATAAAAGTAGCTAAAGAGCCCATAGTTGATTCAGATGATGATATATCTGCCGATAGACTTAAGAATGCGGCTGCTACAAAAAAGTTAGCTATATTCGACGCCTTTGAAATATTGTCTCGCATACAAGCAGAAGAAGCAATACTAGAAAACAAACCTAAGCAAGAAATTGTAAAAGAAGCTTTTAAGGGGTTTGCTGAAAAAAGATCTAAATAATGTATCAACAAACTTTATATAGCGTTATAACGCCAGTAAAGAAAAATACTATATCTAGATTAAATAGAAGTAAGAAATGGAAATATGGCTATAATAAAGAACACGATATTGTAGTTATTAGTAAAACTGGTCAAATAGGCGAAATTTATAATATTCAAAATTTAAAAATCGCTTTACCTCCTGCGTCTGCTAAAATTGATAAATCAAATGAAAAATGGGCAATAGAGGAATATCCTAAAGAATTAAAGCGTATTCAAAGCGTTTTCGAATGGAGGGATTACCCGGAGGAATTTAAGGAAAAATGGGAACCATATATAGATGAACAATTCAGACGTCGCGAAGAAGGCCATTGGTTCAATAATAAGGGTGTGGATACTTACGTTACTGGCACTCACTTTATGTACTTGCAATGGTCTAAAATTGACGTTGGGAACCCAGAATTTAGGGAAGCCAACAGATTATTCTTTATCTTTTGGGAAGCTTGTAAAGCAGACCAAAGATGCTACGGTATGTGCTACCTCAAAAATAGACGTTCAGGATTTTCTTTCATGGCAAGCGGTGAGACCGTTAACATGGCCACAATATCAAGCGATGCGCGATTCGGAATATTATCAAAGTCCGGTTCTGACGCTAAAAAAATGTTTACAGACAAGGTAGTACCAATATCCGTAAACTACCCATTCTTTTTCCGCCCAATACAAGACGGTATGGACCGTCCAAAAACAGAACTAGCGTATAGGATACCAGCTTCAAGGCTAACAAGAAAATCTATACAAAATAAAAAAGATCAAGAAGATCTAGAGGGCTTAGACACGACTATTGACTGGAAGAATACAGGTGACAATAGCTATGACGGTGAAAAGCTAAAATTGTTAGTTCACGATGAAAGCGGTAAATGGGAAAAGCCAGATAATATATTGAACAATTGGCGTGTAACAAAAACTACTTTAAGATTAGGTAGTAGGGTTATTGGCAAGTGCATGATGGGTTCAACATCAAACTCTTTAGATAAGGGAGGTGAAAACTTTAAAAAGCTTTATAATGATTCAGACGTTACAAAGAAAAATAGAAATGGACAAACTAAGTCAGGATTATATTCTTTGTTCATACCTATGGAATGGAATTACGAAGGATTCATTGATTCTTATGGAATGCCTGTATTCGAAAACCCACCAGCGGATTGTATTGGGCCACACGGCGACGCTATCGAAGTCGGAGTCATCGAGCATTGGAACAATGAGGTAGAAGGTTTAAAAGGCGACCAGGACGCTCTAAACGAGTTTTACAGACAGTTCCCGCGTACAGAAGAGCACGCATTCAGAGACGAAACAAAAAATAGTATATTTAACTTGGTAAAAATATACGAGCAAATAGATTACAACGAAGATTTAAGTACTTCGGGCGTAATAACAACAGGAAGTTTTCAATGGGAAAGCGGGATTAAAGATACGAAAGTTAGATTTACTCCTAATCCATCTGGTAGATTTAAAGTATCTTGGGTACCAAGTACTAATTTGCAAAATAAGCAAATACAAAAAAATGGTATTAAATATCCTGGCAATGAGCACATGGGTGCGTTCGGGTGTGACTCTTACGATATATCTGGCACGACAGACGGGAGAGGTTCCAAGGGTGCTTTGCATGGGCTAACCAAGTTTAGCATGGAAGATGCCCCACCTAATACATTTTTTTTAGAATATGTAGCTAGGCCCCAAACGGCAGAAATGTTTTTTGAAGACGTCCTCATGGCATTAGTGTTTTACGGAATGCCTTTGCTTTGTGAAAACAATAAACCTAGATTACTTTATTATTTAAAAAGAAGAGGTTATAGAGGTTACTCTATGAATAGACCAGATAAAATTTGGAATAAACTTTCGGTAACAGAAAAAGAAATAGGAGGCATACCCAACTCGTCTGAAGATATTAAACAAGCACACGCTGCAGCAATTGAAACTTATATTGATCAATACGTTGGATTAAAAGAAGACGATCAATATGGTTCGATGTACTTTAGCAATACATTAAATGATTGGGCTAAATTTGATATAAATAAAAGAACAAAATTTGATGCTGCTATTAGTTCTGGATTAGCTATAATGGCTTGTAATAAAAATCTATATAGGCCTAACGCGCAAGTACAAAAAAAGAAATTAAATTTAAAAATAGCTAAATACACTAATTCTGGTGCATTTTCAAAATTAATAGAAAAATAAAAATATGGCTGAGTCAGTTATAACAAATTATTTTCCAAGCCAAATAGCTAGCGATCAAGAAAAAATGTCTATTGACTATGGAACATCCATTGGTAGAGCCATAGAGAATGAATGGTTTAAAACCGATAATGGTTTAAATAGATTTAAAAGTAATCAAAATACTTTTCATAATTTAAGATTATATGCGCGCGGCGAGCAAGGCATACAAAAATATAAAGATGAACTTTCTATTAATGGGGATTTATCATATTTAAACTTAGATTGGAAGCCTGTACCTATTATACCAAAATTTGTAGATATAGTTGTAAACGGTATATCAGAAAGATCATTTGATATAAAAGCATATTCGCAAGACCCATACGGCGTTGAAAAGCGTACAAAATACATGGAGTCCATACTAAGAGATATGCAGACTAAGGAACTAGCCCAGTTTGCGCAAGAAAATTTTGGTGTATCCTTATTCGAAAATGATCCTGAAACTTTACCTAAAAATAAAGAGGAGCTGGAATTGCATATGCAACTTAGCTATAAGCAACAAGTTGAATTAGCCGAAGAACAAGCGCTTAACGTTTTA